GCAGGATGTCACAGCAGTTGTTGAAGCAAACAAAGCGGATTTCAATAAGGTAGATGAGCGTGCAAATTGGAGTGGCGAGTGGCATCACGTCGCCAGCATTCCGGAGGGCGTCTACTACAAACTCAAGGCCGATGGCAAGCTGGACGATCAGGCGTACATGAAACGCTGGCTCAATGACCCCGACAACAGATTTTTTAGAACGAGACCTGGACAAGTATGAATAACTACATTGCAGTCTGCACACCAGCGCGTGACATGGTCCATGCCAACTTCACCTACTGCCTGGTGAATATGGTTTGTTACCACACGCTGAACACGACAGACGCAGTGAGTTTGAAGATCATGCAGGGTACGCTGATACAGAACCAGCGTGCTGATCTGGCGCTGGATGCGATGGCCGAGGGCTGTACCCATATCCTGTTCATCGACTCCGACATGACGTTCCCACAGGACATGGTGGAGCGCCTAATTGCGCATGACCTGGACATTGTGGCAACCAACTGCGCACGCCGACGCATTCCTACAGGCCCGACTGCTCAGAAGTACGGTCCTGATGGCGAGCGCGAACTGGTCTACACCATGCCTGAGTCAACCGGCATTGAGGAAGTTGGCAGCATCGGTATGGGCGTGATGCTAATCAAGCGCAACGTCTTTGAGAAGCTGACAGAACCCTGGTTTGAGACGCCCTGGCGCACCGACAAGCGCGGCTACATCGGAGAGGACATTTTCTTCTGCCGGAAGGCGCAGGCGGCAGGGTATAAAATCTACATAGATCACGATGTGAGCAAAGAGATCGGCCACATCGGGACGTTTGAATTCAAGCACGACCATACCTGGATGATGCGCGACATCGAGAAGGAAAAGGCAGAGCATGGCACTTAGCACCTACGCTGAACTGAAAGCCTCGGTCGCCGACTGGCTCAACCGTAGCGATCTCACGTCTGCCATCACCGACTTTGTCTCTCTCGCGGAATCACAGATGGAGCGTGATCTGCGCACCAGGCAGATGATTGTCAGGGCCAATGCCACTGTAAATACCGAGTACAGCGCACTACCAAGCGACTACCTAGAGACTAAATCGTTCAAGCTGACGGGTACGAACCCAATTTCTCCGCTGGTATTTCAAAGCATCAACGCGATGGATGACTTGCAAGTCACCTACACGGCAAGCGGACAACCTAAATACTTTTGCGTGATTGGTGGACAGATCCGCGTCCTGCCGGTTCCTGACACCTCATACGTTTCTGAGTTGATCTACTACGGGAAACTCAGCAAGCTGTCAACGTCGAACACAACCAACTGGCTGCTGACTCTTTCTCCTGACGTTTACCTTTACGGCTCCCTGCTCCAGGCTGCGCCATACCTCCAGGATGATGCGAGAATCCAAGTATGGGCTGGCCTGTATCAACGTGGCATTGAGGCACTCAACCTAGCAGATGAGCGCGGTTCCATGACGGGCGGCGCTTTAATGGCAAGAGCAAGGACATTCGGATGATAGTGACCACTACAAAGGGTGAGATGGACGATTCGCTGCTCGAAAAGCGCGAGGGTTCAGACGAGACCGAAAACGAAACAATTTCGTTCACTGAGTACTGGTTAAATGGTGAAATGGTGCATCGGTCTGTCCATGTTGTGTTGAAGCGCAACGTGTTCAGCGAGGGCATAACTCAAATGATTGGATAAGACATGGCGAACACTCAGGCAATGTGTACATCGTTCAAGGTTGACTTGCTCAACGCCGTACACGCATTTAATGGTACTGGAGTGCCAGCGCATACTGCATCTACCGCCGACACGTTCAAGGCCGCGCTGTACCTAGCAAGCGCCACCGTCAACGCATCTACAACGGCCTACAGCAGCACCAACGAGGTGACCGGTAGTGGCTATACCGCTGGAGGCGTGGCGGTCACCTTTGGCACTGCACCGTCATCGACAAGCACTACGGCGTTCTTGACGCCCAGCGCATCTATCAGTTTCAGCAACGTCACGCTGTCCACAGCGTTTGACGCGGTCCTGATCTACAACTCGACTCAGAGCAACAAGGCAGTGAGCGTCCACACATTTGGATCGCAGACTGTTACCGCTGGCACGTTTACTCTGACCATGCCAACCAACGACTCCAGCACCGGCCTGATCCGGCTGGCGTAACTGAAGGAGCAGCGCGGTGGCTGCATACGGTTCTGGCTCCTACGGGTCGGGTAAGTACCCGATTCTTGCAGGCACTTATGGCTCTGGAACATACGGGAGTGGAGCCTATGGAAAAAGCAACATAGGCATCAGTGGGAATGCGTCTACGCTATCTCCTGGGACTTTGCTGGCAGGAAGATTCATCCAAGAGGATGGGACGGTTGGAACAGGCAATGTCGGAACTGTAGGCATAACGTATTCGGTCGCTATCACCGGCAACATATCCACGGCATCCATTGGAACTGTAGCGCCAAGCACCACAAAAGCATTTACTGGTAATTCGTCCACCTTATCGGCTGGCAGTGTCACTCAGATTGACTCCATAGATGCGGTTAGCAATAGCGCTACATTCTCACCAGGCACAATATCCAGCACTAGGGTTGTAGCGGTAACGGGAAATGTATCTAGTGGATCTGTAGGAACCGTATCCGCTGAAGTCATATCGTTCCAGGCCATCACCGGAGTATCTGGAACAGGATCGGTTGGCACTCTCACAAATGTCATCTCAATTGAGATAATTGGCAACGGCGCAACTGGATCGGTTGGGACAATCATAGGTTTTGGATGGGGCGCAATACCTGACACTTCAGAGTCATGGAGCGCGATAGCTGATACATCAGAGACGTGGACGGCCATTGCTGATACGTCTGAGAGTTGGACACCGGTATCTGATACATCGGAAACATGGGCAGATATCTCCGATAATGCAACAACGTGGCAAGTGGCCGCATAGAGGTACATCATGGCTGATACGACAACGACAAACCTACTCCTTACTAAGCCAGAGGTAGGCGCAAGCACCGACACCTGGGGAACCAAGATCAATACTGACCTGGACTCCCTTGACGCATTGTTTACGGCGGCTGGAACTGGAACCAGTGTCGGACTCAATGTCGGATCAGGGAAAACCCTGGCGGTGGCCGGTACTCTTACTGCGACCGGAACCCACACTTTTAACGGCAGCACAACGCTTACCAACCCCACGGTGACCAACTATGTTGAGACCGTCCAGGCAGTTGGAACGGTTGGCGCATCCAGCACCTTAGCATTGACAACCGGAACGGTACTGACCGCAACCCTTACGGCGTCTACACCTTGCACGTTCACCATGCCCACGGCGACTGCTGGCAAGTCATTCATCTTGATTCTGACTCAGGCCGCAACTGGCATGACCACGGCAACATTTACAGGCGTAAAGTTTCCTAGTGGTACTGCACCGACCATCACGGCAACCGCATCGGCGGTGGACATCATCAGCTTTGTGGCTAATGGCTCTGTTTGGTACGGCAATGCAGCACAGGCGTTTGCATAATGTTTGCCGCTAAAAATCTACTGATTTCGCGCAAATCCAAGGGTTATGTACCAGGGACAATTGTCACTTTTACATCATCTGGAACATGGACAGCACCAGCAGGCATCTCCACTGTTGACTACTTGGTGGTAGCTGGCGGTGGAGGTGGAGGCGCTAATTTAGGTGGCGGCGGCGGCGCTGGTGGCTTTAGAAATGGCACATCGTTATCTGTAACTCCTGGAACAACTTACACAATTACGGTTGGTGCGGGCGGCATAGGTGGTGTTACCAACATAAATGGGTCAAAAGGCAATGATTCTGTTTTTAGCAGCATCACATCTACAGGCGGTGGATACGGTTCTTATTATGGAAACGTAGGTGGTGATGGTGGCTCTGGTGGTGGTGGCGGTTCATTTAATGGAGGATTTCGCGCTGGCGGTTCCGGCAACACCCCATCAACAAGCCCTAGCCAAGGCAACAACGGTGGAACGGGTGACCCTGGCAATCCACCTGGTGCTGCTAATGCTGCTGGCGGTGGTGGCGGCGCTGGTGCTGTTGGTCAAAGTTGTGCAAATTATACTGGAGCAGGTGGAAACGGTGGGGTTGGAAGTGCCAGCAGCATAACTGGCTCAAGCGTTACTTATGCTGGTGGCGGTGGCGGTGGCGGCAATACAAGCGGCGGCACGGGTGGTGCTGGCGGCGGTGGGGCTGGTGGATTTGTAACTCCTGCTGTTGCTGGGACAGCCAATACAGGCGGCGGCGGTGGCGGCGCTGTTTACACCACAAGTAATGATGGTGCTGCTGGCGGTTCCGGCATTGTTATTTTGAAGTTGAACTAAATGGCACATTTTGCAAAAATTGAAAATGGTCTAGTCACACAAGTGATTGTGGTCAGCAATGCTGATACATCAGATGGGCATAATGTAGAAAAAGAGTACATCGGTGCGGCTTTCTGTGAACGCCTATTTGGTGGCGATTGGAAGCAAACCAGCTACAACGGGCGCATCCGCAAGAATTACGCTGGCATCGGCTACACATACGATGAAGGCCGCAATGCTTTTATTGCGCCACAACCATTCCCAAGCTGGACATTGGTGGAAGACACTTGCCAGTGGACAGCACCAACTGCAATGCCTACTGACGGCAAACTGTACTCATGGAACGAGGCAACCCTTGCATGGGTTGAGGTGACGTAATGGAATTCCAGCCAATGTTCAACTTTATCGGTGGCGCAATCTTGGTCGCCGTTGGATGGTGGTGTAAAGAGATATGGGACTCTGTCAAGTCTTTGAAAGCAGACATCAAGGCGATTGAGATTGACTTGCCAAAGCACTACGTCAGCAAGGCAGACATTGAAAGCCGCCTGGACAAGATAGACGCTACCTTAGAGCGTATCTTTGACAAGCTAGAACACAAGGCTGACAAGTGAGTGCGCTGGCTTATCCCACTGTTCATCTTGTCGCTGGTGTATGGCGCAACGGCAAAGCGTGAGTGCAGCGTATCTGAGTTTGTAAACATTGCATATTCCAACCATGTTCCAAAGGAACGCATGGAGAAAATTTGGGGATGGCTAGAGGAATCAGGTCCGGTATGCAGTAAGGACCAGTTGGCTCTTATTTACGCCAATTTAGGCAACATATTGGGCAATGCTGATAGCATGAAAGTACGCTCAAAGATTGAGCAGTTGTATGAAAGGGCATCAAAATGAATGAGTCATGGTTAGCGAAGAACATCCAGCCGGTGACTGTTATTTTTTTGCTTGTCAGCTACGTTACTTTTGCCGCACTCAGTATTTTTGAACTTGAAACAAGGGGCGCGTATGTAGAACTCTTGGGCCAGGCACTCACGATTGTGGTGACAGGAATTATGGCCGGTAAGAGTGCTGAGAAGATCGTACAGATACGTTCAGATTCACAACAAAAAGGAATACCAGATGGCACTTGATCCTGTATCAGCACTTCTTGACATTGGTGGCAAAGTCATGGACAGGCTGTGGCCTGATCCCGTACAGGCTGCTGCTGCCAAGATGGAACTGTTCAAGCTACAGCAGTCTGGCGAACTGTCAATTATTGCTGGACAGTTGGACATCAACAAAGCAGAAGCCGCTAATCCATCGGTGTTTGTATCTGGTTGGCGCCCAGGCATTGGTTGGGTCTGCGGCGCAGGCTTTGCCGTTCAGTTTGTCATCGGTCCATTGGCTGAATGGGGATCCGCACTTTATGGTCACCCTGTAAAGTTTCCCGCAATGGATATGGGAACCATGATGCCTTTGATGTTGGGAATGCTTGGTTTATCCGGTATGCGTACCGCTGAGAAAATCAACGGCGTAGCAGCAAAATGATTAACTCCCGCAGCCTGGATGACCTAGCACCACCCACCAAGCAGCGGGCGCAAGCATTTGTAGAGGCTGCCAAGGTCAAGGGTATTGACTTGCTGGTGACATCTACCTACCGCGACAATGAGAGCCAGGCTACCTTATTTGCCCAAGGACGTACAGCACCTGGTAAGGTAGTCACTAACGCTAAACCTGGTCAGTCATGGCATAACCATCGGTGCGCCTTGGATGTAGTCCCACTGGTAAATGGGAAGGCGATATGGGATGACAATGCTTTGTGGATGCAGATCGGAAAGATTGGCGAGTCCTGCGGATTAGAGTGGGCTGGAAACTGGAAGACTTTCAAGGAATTCCCGCACTTTCAGTACACTGGTGGCTTGACCATTGCACAACTTCAGCAAGGTGCGAAAATCACCTAACGTATGACAGACTACAGCGGCCAGATCACCACACCAGCGCAGCCGAATATCGGCAATCCTGGCGAGGTGTATGACCGACTGTACTTCAGCCAGACACTCAGCAGCATTGGGAACTACGCCAGTCGCGTTACAAACGCTCTGGCAGCGTTATTCGGACCGCGTGGAGGCAAGTATCTCAACGCACCTTATGGGGCGTTCCAGGACTCCACAGATCAGGTCGCGGCTAACACCACAACGGCATACGCCATCACCTTTGACACAATCGACTTCAACAACGGCGTTACGCTCTCAAATTCATCCAGGCTGAACGTATTGCAGTCGGGTATATACAACGTCCAGTTTTCCATCCAGTTTACGAACACGACAAATTCATCTCAAGACGTTGACGTTTGGTTCAGAAAGAATGGAACCAATATTGACAAGTCGAACTCAAGGTTTGGGTTTGCACCCAGAAAAGGCGCTGGCGATCCGTTTCACACAATTGCAGCAATAAACTATTTTGTAAGCCTTAACGCAAACGACTATGTGGAGATCATGTGGCGGCCTACCGATGTCGGAGTGTCGATTGAGCAGTATCCGGCAGGAACTTCCCCAACCAGGCCAGCAATACCGTCTGCCATCGTTACACTGTCGTTTGTCTCCAACCTATCGGTGTAATCATGGCACTCATACCTCTCAAGATCCCACCAGGCGTCTACCGCAACGGTACTGAGTACCAGGCAATGGGACGCTGGTACGACTCCAACCTGGTGCGCTGGTTTGAGAATACCCTGCGTCCCATTGGCGGGTGGCAGAAGCATTCCGCTTCGCAAATGACGGGTTTGTGCCGAGGTCTTATCACATGGCGCGATAACGGTGGAGATCGCTGGATCGGAGCCGGTACGCACTCAAAGCTGTACGTCATGTCTGCCGCCGGAGTCTTGAAGGACATCACTCCCACTGGATTTACGACAGGCAATGCCAGTTCAGTCATTAAGACGGGATATGGCAATGCTGCCTATGGCTTGTACGCCTACGGCACTCAGCGCCCCGATACCGGCTTGGCTACACCGGCGACTACCTGGAGCCTCGATACTTGGGGAGAGTATCTGGTCGGATGCAGCAGCACAGACGGAAAGCTGTACGAGTGGCAGTTGGGTTTCGCTACGCCTACGCTGGCGGCTGCCATCACCAATGCACCTACAAGTTGTGCGGCTCTGATGGTCACCAGCGAGCGCATCATGTTCGCCTTGGGCGCGTCGGGCAACCCACGCCTGGTGAAGTGGTCAGATCAAGAGAACAATACGATCTGGACGGCGGCAGCCACCAACCAAGCGGGTGACTTTGAGATACCGTCAGTCGGCGCTCTGAAATGCGGTAAGCGCGTGCGCGGCGTCAATATCCTATTCACTGACGTTGACGCTCACGTCGCCAGCTACATCGGACTGCCCTACGTCTACAGTTTTGAGAAGATAGGCAGCGGGTGCGGAGTCATATCCGCGCAAGCTGTGGCGGCCATCGACACGTCTGCTATGTGGATGAGCAAGTCGGGATTCTGGTCCTACGATGGGTTTGTGAAGCCCATGCAGTGCGATGTTGGAGACTACATCTTCAATAATATAAATATGTCTCAGGCGTCTAAGGTCTACGCCGTACATAACTCTGAATTTGGTGAGGTGACATGGTTCTATCCATCAACTGCATCCAATGAGAATGACTCATATATCACCTATAACTATCGTGAAGGCACTTGGTATTTCGGATTGATGGCGCGTACAGCGGGAACTGATCGTGCTGTATTTGCAAACCCCATGTTTGTCAGCACCGACGGCTACATCTACGACCACGAGATCGGCTACACCTACGACTCGGTAGCTCCCTATGCGCAGTCTGGTCCGATTGAACTTGGTAACGGCGACAACGTGATGGCCGTCAGGTCGGTGATTCCTGACGAGCAGACGCTGGGCGAGGTCCTGATCTCATTCACGGCCAGAATGTACCCGACATCAGCAGAATCCAGTTACGGCCCGTTCAGCGCCAAGGCGCCAACCGATACCCGATTCTCAGGCCGGTCAGTCAAGATGAAGGTCACCGGCAATGTCCTGGAAGATTGGCGGGTTGGCGTGATGCGGTTGGAGGCCACGTCGGCAGGGAAACGGTAATGGAGGATTTCTGGCGGTTGGCACAACACATTGAAGCCGCCTTAGAATACTCAGCAGGAACCCACACTCTTGAAGATGTTGCGCAGGGTGTAGAGGAGAACAGATTCCAGCTATGGCCTGGAACCAAAAGCGCAGTCATCACAGAGATCATTGTCTATCCGCGACTCAAGAATCTGCACTATTTTCTTGCTGGCGGCGACCTAGATGAACTCAAGCGGATGCGACCACACATCGAGTCTTGGGGTAAGCAGATTGGTTGCACGCGAGTTACCCTGGCTGGCCGTAAAGGCTGGGCAAGGACATTTTTAGCAGATGAGGGATATGAGCCGAAATGGCATATCCTTAGCAAGGAGTTGTAGATGGCGACAAGGAACCGTTACGCTGAACTGATGGCGCAGTACCAGCAGGCGCAGCCATTCTCATTTACAGGTTATCCATCAACCTACACTGGAGGGTATGACATAGCGCCTTATCAACCGTATGTTGCACCAGTGAATCGTTATCAAGAGATCATGGCGCAAGGTACACGCTCTGGTTCAGGTGGTTTGCCTATAGATTACAACCCTGAATGGACTGCTAAGACTGATGCTGAAAAGGCAGATTTTTATGCACAGAGTCCATTTTTCTCAAAAGTTACACAGCTTGGACAGAATATTTTTGGATATACATGGCCTGGTGCATTGCAAAATAAAACAATGCCTGATTTTGTTGCTAGGCAGAAATTGATTGCGCAAGGAATAGATCCTGCCACTATGGACTACAGCAATGAAGGAAGAAACTATCCTGATCCTACTGGAGGATTTGGAGTCACTCCGCAGCAAGCAGCTTATCAAGCTGCTATAGCAGCGGCCAATGCAGAAGGTGGAGGGTTTACCGCCAACCCTATGAGTTCTGATCCTGCTCAACAAGCAGCAGCTATTCGTCAAGCTGAAGCGGATTCAGCAGCAGCACGCGCTAATGAAGCTGCATCCCAAAACTACAGCAATGAAGGTCGCGGTGGAGGTGGTGGAGGAGACAGTAGTGGCGGTGGTGGAGTAGCCACTGGTGGTAATAATGGTGACGCATCAGGCGGTGGTGATCGCGGAACACGCGGTGGCTTTGCCCAAGGCGGTCCTATATCAATGCAACACTTGCAAGGCCCAAATCCAATGGGTCCAGATGACGGATACGCCTCACTCAAGGATGGCGAGTACGTCATCAACGACAAGGCGGTAAAAAAATATGGTATCGAGTTGATGAACGCAATCAACTCGGGCAAGATTTCAAAGGGCAAGCTGCGCGGCTTGCTCGAAATGTAAGGAGAACGATATGTCTAAAGGTGGTGGAACTTCAGTCAGCACAACGAACATTGACCCTGCACTAAAGGCGGCTTATCTACGCAATGTGGAGCAGGCGCAGGGCGTTGCTGGTGCATTACCGGTACGGCAGTTTGCAGGGTTTAACCCACTGTACACGGCTGGCGAACAGCAAGTCACGAATGAGGCTCTGACCCCATTCACTGGCGAGTCCATCCAGCAGTTTATGAACCCCTACGAGAACGAGGTGGTTCAGCGTAGTCTGTCTGATGTTGGTGGAGCATTGGATGTCCAGCGACTCAAGGACCGGCAGGCGGCTACAGCAGCACGCGCCTTTGGTGGATCACGCCAAGGTGTTGCAGAGTCACTCACAAATGCTGCAGTTATCAAGCAGGCCGCTGATACTGCTGCTCAGTTGCGCGCGCAGGGTTACGGCCAGGCTGCTCAGTTGGCTCAGTACGCCAAGGGTGCAAACATCTCTGGCGGCCAGGCAGTGATGGGATTGGGCGGTGCGCGTCAGCAGTTGGAGCAGGCTCAGTTAGATGCCCTGCGCAACATCGGCTTGGAGAAGCTACAGATTGCATCCGGTGGCATCAGCACTCAGCTACCCAACCTCGGCATGACACAGACGCAACCCTACTACCGGAACCAGGTATCTGGCGCTCTGGGTGGTGCATTGGCAGGCCAACAATTAGGTGGTGGCTACGGCGCTGCACTCGGCGGTCTGCTTGGATACTTTGGATAAGGGGAACAGAATGGCAACACCATTTGATTTGAGCCGGTACTACCTTGGAGGATTAACTGGGACTGGTACATACACTGGTCCAAGTTACATCAATCAGCAATATAGCCCTACCATTAACCAGATACTGGCACGCAGATATCGTCCAGAGATTACTGGAATGCCTGGTCAGCCTGTCTATATCGATCAGATCTCGAACCCGCAATACGTTTCAAGAGTGGGTCCTGAAATTTTCTATAAGAAACAGATTGATCCATTAGGCGTTAATCTAAAAGCTGATTATCCTGGTTTAGATTTCACTCCTCCAGCTGGTCTGATTGATACAAGTCAAATGCAGCTACTGCCAAGCCAAACAGAACAAGGTCAAATAGATGCTGCTGCTGCAAGAGTAAAAACAGCCAATGAACTAGGTTTCCAACCTGGTGGGTCAATGATGCCAACTGCGCAGAATGTTGACGTTGTTGACATGATGGCGCAAGAAAATCCAGACTATCGTGCTGGTGCTGCATCAGAGGCTGCACCGCAAGGAGCAGCACCAAAGCGCACACTCGGCCTGCTTGGTGATATGTTTGGTGCGCCATCAGCACTCGACGAGTACATGACGCCGGAGCAAAGAGCGCAGCTACAGAACCAGGGCGTTCTATCAGCGGCTATGCAACTGCTTGCGGCATCAGGTCCAAGCCGAACACCTATTGGACTTGGCCAGGCGCTTGGTCAGGCGTATGGTGCAGGCCAGCAGGGTTACCAGGGTGCGCAACAGAATCTGATGCAGAGCATTGCGATGAAGCAGAAAATGGACGAGTACAAACGAATGCGTGACATTGAAGCACGTATCAGTGGAGCATTGGCAGGAGAAGGCGGCGCGGTTGCTCCTAGTGGAACCATTACAGCAGAGCAGGCTATCAATGCACCAGGTGGGCAAGCTGGCCCTACAGTGGCACGCGCTGCCATGATTGGTACAGAGGCTCCTGCTGGTGCGCCTATGAGCGCGGTAGACATTCAGTATGACCGCTACATGAGAGCGTCAACTATTGCGGCACAATCAGGTGACCCTGTAAAAGCTAAAGGATATTCTGATCTAGCAAAGCAAATTCGGCCTACTGACGAGGTCATTGGTGAACCTTTCAGAGGTGATGATGGCATCTTTTACTCACGTTTGAAATCTGGCGGGACTATCCCGTTCAAGGGTGCATCTCCAATGGATAAGCCGGTAGGAGATCCATTCAAGGCTGCTGATGGTAATTTTTATCAGCGGACCGAATCAGGCGGCACTAAGCTGTTCAGCGCAGGAACGGTAAAGCCAGCGGCTAAACCTAGCGGCCAACCACAGCAGCAACTGGTTGATGGCAAAGCTCAGATGGTCCAGTATTTTGATGACGGAACATATAAAGTGGTGTCAGGAATAGGTCAGGTTGCTAAACCGCAAGGCGAGCCAAGAATGCAAATGATTGGTGGCGCTCCTAAGATGGTCCAGTATTACGATGATGGAACAAGCAAAATACTTGAAGGTGTATCGCAATTTAATGCACCATCTACATCAATCACTGATGTTGAATTTTTAACTGGTAAGCCATTGGCTGGATCCGGTGCTGCTGGAATTGCAAAAGTTCAAGATTATCGTAAGTCTGGAGCAACTAGCGTATCCATAAACACTGGTGAAAAAGGATTCAAGAACGAATTTGACTTGAAAAAGGAATTCACTAACGAGCCTGTATACAAAGAATTCCAGAGCATGAAGAGTGCATTCTCGCAAGTTCAAGAATCACTCAAGAAAGAGAATCCAATTGGTGATGTAGCGGCTGCAACCAAGATTATGAAACTGCTTGATCCTGGATCAGTAGTGCGTGAGTCTGAGTTGGGTATCGCTATGGCAGCAAGCGGGAAGATGGACCGTCTGACTAACTACGTTGATATGTGGAAAAAAGGGACTCTACTTACACCTAGTCAACGTACTGACTTTGGTTCACTTGCGAATGAACTCTATAACGCAGCTGCTAATTCATACAACGCAAAACGCAATGAGTACGCCGCATTCGGTGCTAAGTACGAGATTGATGCCAACACGGCACTAGGAGGAAATGCTCCAGTGTTTACATTCGCTCCACCAGCAGGAGCAGCTGGTGGTGCTGGTAGACCACCATTGAGTTCAATCATCAAGCCTAGAGGAGCGCAATAATGGCTGGAGAAAAATCAGGATGGGATGAGTGGAAAGATTTGAACGCCCAAATCTTGGAGGCCAAAAAGGCTAACTACACTGACGAGGAAATTGCTCAGTTCTTGCAGACCCAGCCTACTGTTGGACTGCAAGTAAAGACTGCACTTGAAAACAATTATGCTGCACCTGACATCATAAAATCGATCATGGAACGTAAGTCTCCATCGTATGAGCAGGGTACTCAGAAGTCCACTACAGAGAGGGCGGCTCTTACTGCTTTGCAAGGACCTACTCTAGGTTTTTACGATGAGTTGGCTGGTGCAGTTGCTGCACCTCTGCTTGCGTACCAGCAGAACATCCCAT